GGGATTATTTGTAAATAACAGAAGTGGGATGATAGATTGGATAGGATTCGATGAAGATGACATCGAAAATTTAAAAGGAAAGCCTTGTCACTATCCTTATTATAAAATGTTTGTAGATTGGAATGGAGATGTTTTATTTTGTTCAAACGATTGGGGTAGAGAAATAGTAGTTGGTAACTTAATTCAAAGTTCTGTTATGGATGTTTGGATGGGTGACAAAATGAAAGAAGTCCGTGACAGACTTTCAGTTGGAGATAGAAGTCACAGCCCGTGTAATACGTGTTCAGTAAAGGGTGACTTATTTGGTAAATCAAGTTTTGAATTAATTAACGGATATTATGAAAGTAGCGATAACAGGTCACACTAAAGGTTTAGGGAAAGAACTATATAGTCGATTTGATGATGTAGAAGGGTTTTCATCAAGTAATGATTATGATGTTTCGGATAATTATGAACGAGCAAAGATTATTTTTGAATTAGAAAAATTTGACTTGTTTATAAACAACGCACACCCAATGTTTGACCAAACTCGTATGTTAATGGAAGTGTTTGATAGATGGAAACATAAAGATAAAACTATTGTCAATATAATTAGTAGAGCAAAGTATGACAATATATCTAAAGGGTTTATGTACTCTGCTTCTAAAGCATCATTATCACACTTATCTCATAATCTACGATTTAATACAGATAAGAAATGTAAGATAATAGATGTAAATCCAGGACTACTTGAATCAGACTTATCAAGTTTAACTTACAAAGAAATGGCTGATATTGTTATGTGGTGTATTAATCAACCACAACATATCGAAATAGGTGAAGTATCTGCTTGGCATAGAGACTCATATGTTAATGTACAAAACGAAAAAGCAAAAAAATTAAATAGATGAATGTTTATATAGGTTACGATAGTAGGCAAGATTACTCTGAACATTTTTCAGAAGTAGTAAACCCTCCGTATCAAGTATCTAAGTACTCAATAGAGAAATATAATAAAAGTGTTAATATAGAACCTATAATTGTCTCAGAATTAAAGTTAAAAAATATTTATTGGCGACAAGCAGACTATCTTTCAAGTACAGAGTTTGTTTATAGTAGATTTCTTACTCCACATCTTAATGGTTATAAAGGAATAGCATTATTTTGTGATTCTGATTTTTTGTGGCAAACAGATGTTAATGAGTTATTAGATTACTACGATGAAAAGTATTCAGTTATGTGTGTAAAACACAATTATACACCTCCTGAAAGTACAAAGATGGATGGAAAAGCACAGACACATTATCCAAGAAAAAATTGGTCAAGTCTAATGATGTTTAATTGTTCACATCCTGATATTAAAAAATTAAGTGTTAAAAATATTAATGCAAAAAATGCAAAGTGGTTACATAGATTTGAATGGACAAGTGATGAGTGTGTTGGAGAGATACCAGCAACTTTTAATTGGTTAGAAGGATGGTATAACGATAATATTAACCCAAAAGCAATTCACTATACACGTGGCGGGCCTTGGCATACTACGTGGAACGGTCAATACAAAGACAAATGGGTAGAAACATATAACAAATTAGTTAAGGAGAAATCGAATGGCTAACGAAACAAAGTTCTCAGAAGATGAACTAAAACAAATAAACGAAGTAGCAGATACTTACAGCGCTCTACAAACAGAGTTAGGTAATCTTGGAGTTCAAAAAATATTAGTAGAAGACAGAGCAACTACTATTGAAAATAGAGAAAGTTCTATTCGTGATGAATGGAAAAAGAATCAAGTTAAAGAACAAGATTTAGTAAAGATTCTAAGTGATAAGTATGGTGCAGGTACTCTTGACCCTAAAACAGGCAATTTTGTGCCGGTAAAAGAAAATAAACCGAGTTAAATATAACGTTTTGAAATTTTAAAAACTATTTATATATGTTTAACACAATAACCTCATTTTATTATAACAGGAGACAATAATGGCAGAACGAATTGTATCTCCGGGTGTATTTACCCGAGAGAAAGATTTATCATTCTTACCACAAGGTGTCGCAGAGATTGGAGCCGCAGTAGTCGGACCAACTTTACGAGGCCCTGCATTTACTCCTACCGTAATCACAAGTGCAAGTGACTTTGAAGCTCAATTTGGTGCGATAGGTGGTTCTAAGAACTACTACACAGGAATAGCAGTACAAAGATATTTGAATGGCGGAGCGCCAAGTGTGACGGTAGTTAGAGTATTAGGTATAGGAGGATACTCAGTAGACGCAGTAAACGTAGTACTTGGTACCGGACACGCGGCTCAACAACACCGAATTTTAGCAACTTTATTACCATCAAGAAAACATTCAGCAGGATTAGGCGATTTAACTTCTACTTTAGTTAGTGGAAGTCTTGATGCTGGCCCATCTGCCGGTTTTGGTGATTATGCATCAGGAAGTGTAAAGGTTAGTGTATCAGGTTCAGACCTTTTACTTAACACGATACCAGGTGCTAATTTTTCAGGTGGCGGAACTAATGCAGTTACATCTGACCCGCAAGATAATACTAATCACGTTTATATGTACAAGTATTTTAATCAAGGCGGAAAAGTTCCATCAGGAGCGGTTAGCGGTGCTAATAGTATTTCAAGTTCACTTGTTACATTGAACTTACGAGATGGTGTACAATCATTTGATGCAAATGGTAACGCTAACACTTGGACAGGTAATAGTTCATATTCTGTTGCAAGAACACCTTATATAATTTCACAGAGATTGAACGGCGCTGCTGCTTCAAGTCTGTTTAGAATTTATACTCGTGGTTCAGGTACAGAAATGAACGAAAGAATACATATTGCTATTTCTAATATCAAAGCCGCAGCATCAAACAACACATCACCTGACTTTGCTCAGTTTGATTTACAAGTTTATCTAAAGAACGATAGTGGTGTATTTTCTTCTGTTGAAAACTTCAATGGATGTAATTTAGACCCTAAAAGTTCTAACTTTGTAGTTGCTATGATTGGTGATGGACACGAAGTAACTGATAATAACGGAAAGATTACTAAATATAGCAATTATGGTAATAAAGCTCAGTTTATTAGAATCGGTGATTACACAGCATTAACAGATGGTACTAATCCAGCATTAGCGCCTATGGGATTTGGTAAAGTAAACAATCCTATAGCAGGTGGTGTTAATGTACCAAGTGCATCGTTTGTAACAAGTTCAGATAGTGACTTACAATTTGACCCAGGTAAATTTCCAGGTTGGGACTTTTCTGCAGCAAATTATATTAATAATGCTTACTTAGCTCCGATACCTTTAGATGCAGGTGTAGGTGCAAACGTATCATTTTCACTTGAAGACCTTTCAGGTTCAGCCGGTGGTAACGCAGGATTTGCTAACGCAACAACTCAGTTATCATTAGCATCAGGAACTAACGTACAACAGCGTAAGTTTAAAATACCGATGCAGTGGGGATTTGATGGTGATAATCCTGCTCGTGAAATTAAGTTTGGTAACGATATTGTTGCTAATAACACTCAAGGACTTGATTGTTCTACAGCAGTTAAGAGTGGTTCTGTTGCTTATAAAAGAGCATTGAATACACTTGCTGACCCTGACTTTATCGACATTAATATGTTAGCAACACCAGGTATTATACACGCTTATCATCCTGCTGTTAGTAACAAGGCGATGAGTATTGCATCAAATCGTGGTGATACGTTCTACATATTAGATGGCTCTAAATACAACGAATCAGTAGCAAACGCTATTAGTAACGTTGCGAGTATAGACAACAACTATGTAGCTACTTACTTTCCTTGGGTTCAGATATCTAATCCAGGAGGCGGTCCTCAACTTTGGGTTCCACCATCAGTAGTTATGTTAGGTGTCTTTTCACAGAACGATAGAATCGGTCAAGAATGGTTTGCTCCCGCAGGTTTAAATCGTGGTGGCATCGCCGCTCTTGATGTTAAGAAGGTATTAACTCATACAGACAGAGATGAATTGTATGATGGTAAAGTTAATCCGATTGCTTCTTTCCCAGGACAGGGTATTGTAGCATTTGGTCAAAAGACTCTACAATCAAGACCTTCAGCGCTCGACAGAATAAATGTTCGTAGATTATTAATTAACTTGAAGAAGTTCATAGCATCATCTTCAAGATTCTTAGTATTTGAACAAAATACTGCGGCAACGAGAAATCGTTTCTTGAACATTGTCAATCCTTATATGGAATCTGTACAACAACGTTCAGGTCTTTCGGCATTCAGAGTAGTAATGGATGATTCCAATAATACTCCTGAAGTAGTAGATAGAAACCAATTAATTGGTCAAATCTTCATACAGCCTACAAGAACTGCTGAGTTTATTGTACTCGACTTTGTTGTATTGCCAACAGGCGCGGCATTCCCTGAATAATAGGGAGGTTTGAAAGAACTAAGGGGTTCAATTATGAGCCCCTTTTTTCTTATATTATAAAACTAAGAAAAAACTAAGAAAAAGAGATACATTGTTTCTGATGATTTTGTAGTATCCTTATATTTATAATAGAACAATAAACTTAACAGGAGAAAAGCAGATGCCTGATTTGATAGATGCTAATGAGATATTTTTTACACCTTTCGAACCAAAAACGAAAAATCGTTTTATTATGGAAGTCGAAGGTATACCAAGTTTCTTAATTAGAGCCGCAAACCGTCCATCAATAGAATTTGAAGAGATTGAATTAAATCACATTAATGTTAAGCGCTATGTGAAAGGTAAAGCTTCTTGGCAACCTTTGGACATTACTCTTTATGACCCAATCGTACCAAGTGGTGCTCAAGCAGTTATTGAGTGGATAAGACTTGGACACGAATCAGTAACAGGAAGAGATGGATACTCTGACTTCTATAAAAAGAATGTTAACTTCCAATTACTTGGACCTGTCGGTGATGTTGTTGAGAAATGGGACCTTAAAGGCGCTTATATTCAATCTGCAAATTTTGGAGATTTGGATTGGTCAGTTAGTGAACCTGTAGACATAACTTGT